AGATGCAAGAAAATTGCTTCAGAACTTTGGAACTGAAGCTATGAAGTCAATTTTTGGAGAAGATGTTTGGGTTAATCTACTAGAAGAAAAAGCACTATCTTTAAATAAAGATTTTGTTCTTGTTCCGGATTTCAGATTTTTGATAGAGTATATTTCTCCGTACACAGTAAAAATAGAAAACAAATCCATTGATTCTTCTGATGGGCACAAATCTGAAAACGAATTAAATGATTTCGAATTCAATTACATAATTGATAATACTGGATATAATAAAAATTTAATTCATCAAGCTCAAGAATATGCTCATTATGTTCTTAATGATGGAATAGAAACCAAATTAGAATTTTTGAAATAGTCAAATTTAATTTCTATTGGCATAGTGAATTCTGTCATATCATCTTGTGTATCAAGCTGAATATCACCAATAGATTCAATTCTACAGTTATAAAATTCAAGCTTAAATAAAGTATTTCCTTTATTATTATTAATCTGTATCCAAAAATCAAATTCTACATTTGAGAATTGTCCAGATTCAACATCAACATTTTCGTTAATTTTGCTCATGATCTCATGATAAATTTTAAAATCTTCGTCCACAAGCGCTTCAATTGATAAAGTATTATATACTACTGAATCGCCAGTAAAATTAATTAATGATCCGTTTTTATATGGAACTTCTACGTGCGAAAAATTGATACCCGGAATATTTAAAGAAGTTAAATAAAATGGCAATAATTCTAACGAATTAGAACCAGCAGTAAAATTTGTTTTTTGCGAAAAGTTATTTGTATTAGTCATATTTTAAATTCTTATGTTTTAAAATATTTATAAAATAACTATAAAGAATGGATTTCTTATGGCAAAAATAACCCACAATTATACTAATGAGTTAGAACTAAAGTCTCTGTTAATTAGAATTAAAAATAAACGAAAATCAACTGATTTTTCAGAGAATGAAAATAATAAAATTAACAAGTATATAAAATACTATAAAAATATATCCGAAAACAAATATAGTGATTCAAGCAAAAAGAAAAAAGTAAAGAAAAAATTAAAACTGAAAATTATTTCTTTATCTGAACAAACGCAAGTTGATTCAAAATCATATGAGAGATTTGGTGAAATTATTCTCCTTATGATTAAAAATATTCTTAGAAAACCCTCATTTTCTGGATATACATACAAAGACGATTTTTATTCTGATGCTGTTTATAAAATTTTGAAATATCTTGATAATTTTGATCACACACTAATTTCAGAAATCACTGGTATTGAGGTTAATGCATTTGCATATATCTCACAATATATTCATAATAGTATCGTTTATATCATTAAAACAAAAAAGAAAGATGCTGATCGCTATAATCAATATGCTGCTATTGAGTATATGGGAACAAAAACCCCAAACGGTTTTGATTGGTATGTTAAGGATGAATTGATAGATAAATCCCTCACAGAAAAAAATACTACGCAAGAAATAATTTCTCTTTCTTCAATCAAGTCGACACTATATGATGAAATTTTGTCTATTCAACCGGATATGAATAAATTCGATTCAATATTAATTTATTATCCTAGTACTTACTCGATATCATTTGATGAATATAATCAATTAAAGCCAATGTTAAAAGGGAAAATTTCTATAATCAGGAAAGAAAATGACTAAAGAAATTTCAGATGAAGAATACTCAATTTTAGTTTTAAGCGTAATTAAACATATAGAGCAAGTCAAAACAAAAGATTCTGATATTTCTCTTATAGATATTATTTATGACTATTGTTTTAAAAACAATGTCGAACCAGAAATGGTTGGAGACGCTATAAGCAATGATATTTATTTTAAATCTTTCATATCTAAAGATTGTGAAAACAATAATATGTTAAAGAAGAATATTAAAAAATCTAAAGATTGGTAATTAATAAAAATCTGGTTCAAGATTAAACTCAGAAAAAAGCTCTCTTAATTTTTTTGTTAATTTTTTTGATTTAGGATACTCAGGAAACTTAGCCTTCTTATTATAGACTTTTTTTAATTTATTATAAGAAGATTTTTTAAGTTTAGGTTCTTTAGCAATTTCTGATGGATGAATAATAGGATAATTATCTTTTTTATAATACAGAATTAATTTTTCAAGAAAATCTATTCTATCTTGTACTGATTTTGGTTGAATATATCTAGACATGTTGTTCCAAACCTTTCCTTCCATCACATTGCATGCCCGACAGAGGACACCTCTGATCAATCCGGCTCCATCTTTTCCAGCGGTTTCTTTTTTAGTCATATGTTGGTGATCTAATGAAATTCCTGAAGATTCGTCTAATAAACACCCACAAATGCCACATCGACCACCTTGTTCTTTTAATAAATCGTCTCTAAGTTGTTGAATTTGAACGGTTTTTATTTCCTCTAGCAACATGTTTACAATCCATTTCATATATAATATAATATTTATTATGAATGTTGAAGAATATAGACTAAAGATTATTAGTAAAACGAGATCAGGGCAATTTATTCCTGGAAAAGCAGTCATGTGCTCAAACGTAATTTGTATCGAATGTGAGCTTTCAGATATTAATATTTATATAAATGAGTGTGGGTGCTATAATTTAGCAAATAAAGACGATTATATTGATTTTCTAAAAGAAGAATTTCCCGAATATTTGATATGAGCATAGATAAAGAATTTGAAAAAGCACTTATTGAAAGAATAGAGTCCAGATATTTTATTCCGAATCATACACACATTTGCGCAAACATGAATTGTTTTGATTGTGATATTTCTCGTTTGTGTGAAAAAACTACTCGAGAAAATGTTCCAAGTATAGAAGAATTTAGAGAAGAAATAACTAAACATTATCCAGAATATTTGATATAGAGAAAATTAATGAAATCTAGAGGAAAAATAGACGATACTCTTGCTGCAATGTTTAGTAGTCAAGATTATTCAAATTCATATTTATTTTACGCTCATATGGTTGGGCAGTGTTCAATTAAAATAGATTATAATCTTCCTGCACCCGCGGGCGTTAGTTTTATGCACGATCATTATAATCTATACATAAATCCAATTGGCATAAAAGTTCCATTTCAAGATGAATCTGAAATAGAAAAATATGTTGATAAATTTGAGCCAAATCGAGTTGTTATTGAAGATGGCGAAAAGTTTTATCAGATTATTTCTGGTTTTGATTCTTTTCCTCTCGTTGAAAGACTCGGTATTTTGAAGCATGAAATGCTTCATGTTTTATATGACCACGTTCAGTCAACCGGCCGCGCCGAAGGAAAAAAACACGAACCATGGAATATTTCCACTGATTGTGCTTTAAATCAACATATCGACCAAGATCATTTACCAAAAATAGCAATTCTTCCAAAAAATCTTGGCGAAAAACTAAAAATTAAAGTTCCAGAAAATGAATCTTCAGAATTTTATTATGAGTTGTTGAAACAAGCATCGAATAACAAAAATGGTTCCGGTAATCTGGAAGATGCTTTAAAAGATTTTAATACTTTAGATTCTCATGATCAGTGGGATAAATCTGAAGGTGATTCTGATTTACAGAAAGATTTAACTAAAAAGATGATTCAAAAGTCTCAAGAAGAGACAATCAAATCTAAAGGCACTGTTCCTAATTTGTGCTCAGCTTGGTTAGAATTACACTCAAGAAAATCAGAAATTAATTGGAAATCGGTTCTTAGAAGAATTGTTGGTAATAAAAGAGTTGGTAAAAGATCAACGATAATGCGCAAAAATAGACGATTTCCGGGAAGAGATGATCTTCGTGGTAATGCAAAAGATAGAACATTTAATCTTCTTGTTATTGCTGATGTGTCGGGTTCAATGTCTCAAGAAGCAATCGTTAGAACAATTAGCGAAGTAAAACATATATGTGATATTACAAAAACTAGTCTTGATTTGATTCAAATTGATACACAACCGCATGAACCAGAAAAAATAACAAAAAAGACAAAATTCTTTACTAGAAAAAGTTCAGGCGGTACAATGTTGTTTCCTGCTATAGAAAAAGCTAAAGAATACAATATAGATTATCAAGCAGTTGTTGTTCTAACAGACGGTTATTTGTTTGATAATGAAGTTGAAAAATTTAGATCTTTGAATAAAAAAATTATTTGGTTAATAGAACCATCTGGAAAAATTACCGATGATATGGATTCGGGTAAGATGAAAGCGTTTAAATTATCTAATGAGAAGAGTTAAAAGAAACATAATTTATTATGATGAAGAATATAATAATTTTTATAAACATTATTATGGACAAAGTATATGTTTAGATGATTTTAACCAT